GATAAGACCAACCAGCCTGCCCCGCCTGTTGATGTTATCACTTCAAGCAATACCGGAACTGCAATTCCAGTAGAAGGAACTGTGGTGTTTATGCGTAGTCAAAAATATAAGAATCCTAGTGTTGGTATAAAGATTAAAAAAGAAGTATTAACTAGCATTTGGGATATGACTGCTGACATGGATATAGAGGACAAGCTAGACAAGTTTGTTCAAGCTAGCTTGAATATGGTAGAAGAAGCTCCTGTTCGCACCGAAAGCGGATCCGGATCAGTAGAAACTACTAAGTCATTAGCAGTGCAATCATTAGGAATTATTACTGGTCCATATGGTACTGCTGATAACACTTACTCAACGGCTGACCAAGACCCGACGCAGCCTGGCTTTACAGGTGATATCACTCAGCAGATGGATTATCGTGCAGACTGCGATCCTAGATTCCAATATATCACTAGGTCAAGTCCTAGAACGTTCGGTTATAGTGCAGGATACATGACCGGTGACGGTACTGCACCAAATGGATTCCCCGTCGGAGCTGGAATAAGTTTCCCACAGAATCCACAAGTGGGTGACTATTTCTTACGCATTGACTATATGCCGCAGTTATTATATCGTTGGGACGGTAAATTATGGATTCGTATAAGTGAAAATGTAAGAACTGATACTGGATTTACTGCGGAAGACACTTCATTGTTGTCAGGCTTTATTAACAACCAGGGCGAAATCTATCTAAATAATGCGGGAGAAGTTGTACCCGAAGCACAACCACTGTCGTCTGTGTTGCGGCCTGCTCTTGACCCAATACCCCCGGAAGTATAATAGATGGCACAGTATTTTTACGACAATCAGATAAGAAGGTTCTTAATTCAGTTTGCTAAAATCTTTAGTAACTGGTATGTTACTAAGGGCAAGGATCCAAACGGAAATGATATTCTTGTTCGTGTGCCAATTATGTATGGAGATAGCTCTAGACAAGCATCAACGATTATTGCTAATAACTCGGCAAGCAATTTACCAAGTGCTCCGTTGATTACATATTATATCAGCGGACTAGAGTATAATCAAAAGTGGACGCAAGAGCCTACGTTTGTTGATAAAGTAAATGTTAGACAACGAGCATATAATCCCGAAACTCAGAGTTATGAAACTACGCAAGGTCAAGCATTTACAGTTGAAAGATTGATGCCAGTTCCATATACGTTGCGTATTACTGTTGATTTTTGGACTACAAATTATCAACAGAAGTTAGAAATTATTGAACAGTTGGGAACATTATTCAACCCAGCATTAGAACTTCAAAGTACTGATAACTTTGTTGACTGGACTTCTCTGAGTGCAGTATTCCAAGACGGATTAACTTTTACTAGTAGACAAATCCCACAAGGCACTGGAACCATATGGCTAACTACTGCCAGTAAGCTCAAGAAGATGGGAGTCATCCACAAAGTCATTGCTAGTATTTTCAAAGGATCTGCGCTGGACGATATTCAAGATGAAGATTTATTATTGGGTACTAGACAAAAGATTAGTCCATATGGATACAAAGTATTGCTGTTAGGCAATCAATTACAATTATTGCCTCAAGCCACTGCATTTTACCCGCCTAATAGTTCATTAGAGCAACCGGTAAATCCAAATACAGATTTATATTGGACAAGTTTGTTAAACGTCTATGGGGCAATTAAACCCGGTATTAGTCAAATATGGTTACAAAATCCATATATGGAAGATGATATTGTAGGCACAATTGTTCCTAATCCAGTTGATGATAGATTCTTAATCTATAATATTGACCCAGATACTCTACCGCAAAATACGCTTGATCCAATCAATGCTATTATTAATCCCCAGTTGACCGGTCCTAATGCTGGATTGCCGGGGCCGTGGCCAAATGTTAGATATTTAATAGTTGAAGATATTGGGTTTGAGGGCGACGAAACTACTGCGTGGGGCAATTTAGTTGCTCAAGCCAATGATATTATTGAATACAATTCAACTAGCGGAGAGTGGGAAGTAGTGTTTTCCGCAGAAGAAGCCACTACAGTAGAGTTTGTGACTAATCTAACTACAAGCATACAATATAGATATGTACCGCAAGAAGGCATGTGGGTCAAATCGTATGAAGGCTGGTACAATGAAGGCGACTATAGTATTGTAATTTAATATGACAAAACAAGCAGCCGGCGTATTCTTCTACAGTCAATCAACTAACAGCTTTTTATATTTACTACGTACCGACAAGCAGAACCCTACATGGAGCATTCCTGGAGGAGGTATTGAAGTTGATGAGACATTAGCAGATGGTGTCAAACGAGAATGTATGGAAGAAATGGGTTTTATTGATCCTGGAATGAAACTAATTCCTATACAAAAGTTCACAAATGGTAGCTTCACATATCATACGTTCTTCTGTCAGGTAGAAAATGAATTCATTCCTATACTGAATAACGAACACTGCGGGTATGCTTGGGTACGCTCAGGGCAATATCCAAAGCCATTACACCCCGGATTGTTTTCTACAGTGAATATTGATATTGTAATTGAAAAGTTGAATAGTCTTACTTGATTACATACCAAGCATTTTGGATATAACAGGCCAGCCCAATGCGCCTGCTAAAATGCCTGCACCCATCATCATCCAGCGCCACTTTTCTAGAGCAGTTACTTTCTTTTCAAGTTCACCGTGCTGAGTTTTGTTTTCTTCTTGTAAAGTGGTGAGTGTTTCTTCAAAATGAGTTTTAGCATTTTCAATGGCGGTGTTAATGTTTGCCATATGAGTGTCAATGTGATCGCGGAAGTCCTTCAGGTCAGCTTTTAAATCATCTACTTTTTCGTTTAAATGAGTATACTGAACCTGAAGGACCGCAATTTCGGTCTCAGTCTGCTTAAGTTTTTGAACCGTACTAGTCTGAGCCATCGTTTATTCCTTATGCGTTGCCAATTTGTACAATTGGGTAAGGCTGTGCATTTGCTACGTTTGCAGCAGCGGCAGCATTGAAGGTTGAGAATGCCGGGTTAGCATTCTGCAATACAATGTTACCTGTTGCAACTGGACCTGAGGTTGCAGTGAACAATTCAGCAGTGTGATCGCTCAAGCTCTGAACCTTAACAGTTGCACTGTTAGCATAAGTTGCAGTGATTGTCATTGTGTTTGGAGTCAATGCAGCATTAGCAACGTTAGCAGTGAAGCAAGCACCGGTTAGACCAGTGGCCTGCTTCCGGGGTTGCATAGATATATGCTGCTCCAGAAAGATTTGCACTTGCATCATTTACGAGAAGTGTAGTATCCTGAAGTGCATATGATTCTGCATCTTCGTTAGACAATCCAACATTTGCTCCGCCTGGTGCCAATGACACGGTGAATGCAGATGCGTTAGGAATTGCCTTAACAAAGTAAGTAGTTCCGGCACTTAAGCCACCGATATCAGCAGTTAGCACGACTGGAAGATTTGCAGTCAATGTCTGTGCGTTTCCTACAGTAGTCAAGAAGTTGCCAGTTGCGGTTGCATTTGAAATTTCAATGTTTGCAAGACCGGTTGCAGTGTCAACATAACCTAGGGTTACTGGTTGACCGTTAGCAGCAACATACTGAATTACTGAACCTGCTGCAACGTTGCCTAAGTCAGTACCTAAGCCACCTACTACGTTGCTTGAATCAGATGCATATAGAGTACCTTCTCCATTCTGACCAATAGCAACATTGCAAAGTACTTGCTTACCGAATAGTGCAGTGTTACCACCAACTACTGAGTAAGTGTTTGCGTTTGTTGCTGGCCATTGTGGACCAAGTGGATTGTTGAAATACATATCAACAGGAGCAACAGTTGTTGAAACTGTGCCTGATGCGGTTGACAAGTCTTTTGGAGTACTGGTTGGGTTAGCATTAAGTGGAGTTTCAGAAACAGTGAATGTGCTGTTGTTGCCAGCGTTCACTACCTTAAGAATCCAGTACAATGTACCAGCTACTAGGCCACCGATGTTAGTTGCAGTTACGAAGGGCATACCTGCAATAATACCAAGATTAGTGAAGTTTGCATTGGTTGTAACTAAATCAGTAGAGTTGGTTGTGTTTGTGATTGTGATGACTGCCTGTGCTTTGGCAATCTTTAGTGGACGACCCATTTGTTTTCTCCTTATAGTTGCGGGTTCTAGCCGCTACGCAGTGGGTTCTGCATAAACGTTCTCACTTGTTGAGAACGTGTAATGTATTTATCTTTATTGCGAAAAATTAAGGAGCCCAGGGTCTACCTTCAAGTAGTCCCAATGGGTGTGGGTTAGGAGTAGAAACGTTTCCTATATACTGTGAGGGCAATTCTGTAATATCGTAAACATTATATGGATTGCCATCTTGTGTTCTGTCTAGTGTTGCCAAATCTAATTTAGCAAGTTGTCTGTCCTGTAATGTAGGGAGTCTGCCTATTAAATTACCAGTGCCTAAAACAGAACCATCTATGATATTATAACTAACAAGAGTGTTGGCATCATCTAACACTTCTTCATTAAAATTGACATTATACCAAGTTGAATCAGTACCGGTCGCAGTGTCAATGGTAGATTTTAATGTGGCAACGGTAATACCATCACTGACTGTATACTCATCAAACTGTCCCGCGTTCAATAAGCTTTGAACGGTGATAGTAATAGTTGCCATTATAGTCTACCTACTGCGACCTCAATTATGCCCT